TGCACATAAAGCCCCCACAGTCTTTCCAGTCAAAGATGGGGTGCGGGCCTATAATTTCGCCGTGGATATCCACGAAGACGAGTATAGGCCCAAGATAGAAGCTTTTATGTCGCCAATAATTCACGGCGCGTTCGCCCCAATTATGAACCAAACTGCAGAGGAGCAGATGGTCAAGGGCCGAATCGACGCGAATAGAAGCAAAGAACCACCGTCCAACAGGTTTGTCGACCGCTGCATGGATGAGTTTGTGGAACTCATCCTTCAAGGAACTGTTCTTGAACCATTATCATACGAACTTGTTTATGAGAAACAGAACTCAACTTCTCAAAGATTGTCCATTGCCAAAGCTGAGATGACAGGACCAAGACGTAATCGCGTCTTGAAATGTTTCATCAAAGCCGAAGCTTACCAAGGACCTAAAGATCCCCGCAACATATCAACATACAATGACGCCGACAAGCTAGACATGGCCACGTTTGCCCTTGCGCTGTCAGAGCACCTCAAGAAATTTGATTGGTATGCACCGGGAAAGACCCCATTAGAAATCGCCCAGAGAATGGCTGACATATGCGTCAGCGCCCGAGGATTCATGAACATCTCAGACTTTGTCAAGATGGACAGCTCCATCACGTATAGAATCAGGAATTTAGACCGAGTTTTATGCATGAGAGCGTTTAAGCACCATCGTGACAAGCTGAATGAGCTACTCAAAACCAACGTTGATAACTTATGTGTCCTGCCCCACGGGACAAAGTTTGAACAGAAATCAATCCACGGATCTGGCTGTTCCGCCACATCCGCCTTCCAAACAACACGAGCCACTTTCACTTCATATGTTGCCTATCGTCACACCACTTTCCCAGGCCGCACCACTTGTTATTCACCCGAAGAAGCATTTGGAAAAATCGGAATTCACTTGGGTGACGATGGAGCTGACCCAGATCTCCCAATCACTTCCCACAAGTGGGCCGCCAAACACCTCGGCCTACGGTTAGAAGCCGCAATAATACACCGAGGACATCGCGGGGTTAACTTCTTATCTAGATATTATAGCCCTGACGTATGGAATGGTTCCCGCGACTCCATGTGTGATGTGCTTCGAGCCATCAGCAAGTTTCACACTTGTGTCCGTTTGCCACCCGGAATAACTCCGGAGCGCAAGCTGGCTGAGAAGGCTCTAGCTTACCATATGACCGACAGCAACACCCCAATCATGGGAGCACTGTGTAACAAAGTCCTACAACTTTGCCCAAATGCTTCCATGGAACTGGGAATTGCTTCCTATTGGGCCAGACATCCCACTGAACAACAGTACCCAAACCTTTATGAGGACTGGATGCTCTACGAAATCGAACTGACCATCCCAGGCTTCGATTTTGACATGTTCAACGAATGGATACGGAAAGCAAGAACAATGAAAGACATGCTCAACGCCCCATTGTGCGCTGAGATAGAAACCCCCACAGCAAAGGTCCCAGTCGTGGTTGACGACGAACTTTTGCAACCCAGCGTGTTGTCCCCATCCTCCACTTCACAACAAAAACCGACCGTAGGTTTAGCGAAGTCCAGAGACAGGAACAAATCAAAACACACCACTGAGCGTACACCGTTACTCAGTCACACAGGCACTCGAAGCCTTAGCAAAATTAAAGTAACCCTTCGAGATGGTACTGTTATCCAACCCCGGAAGCCAGGGGTTGACGGGTGCATGGTTGAAGAAACCACTGCATCGCGGCAGCTTCAGTAAGAACAAGC